ATGGAGTTTAAGAAAGGAGATGTTGTTACGTGGTCAAGTCAGGCCGCGGGCAGCTGGAAGACGAAGACTGGAGTGATTACGGAAGTGTGGGAATACAAAAAACAAACGCGTTACACCGTAAAAGTTGATCCGAAGGAAGGGTCGACGGCGAAACCGAAGTTTTACTACCCACGCACATCAGCACTACAGAAGGTGTCATGACCCGCTCCGGCGGGTTTTTTCATACCTCAGTCGCTTCACCGAGGCGGCTTAGCTATGACAACCGGCGGCCATCCACCGCCCATTGAAACACTGAATAAATGCGTTGAAGTCTTGTATTAACCGTTCCGTTCGCCGCGATAAGGCCAAGAGGATTTATGACAATTGATTTTGAAGTGAAAGCTACAGGTATTGATGTTTCAACAAGTGGTTACCGCGACCACGTCAATTTAGAAGTTCGTGGCGTGGAACTCTCAGACCTTGTCTCTGAAATTGAAGGGAAAGCGCTCTTTCAGGGAATCGATCTTGATGACTACATAGACTGGGCTGAGGCCGCTGGTCACATCGAAGACATTCTTGAACGGCTTGATGTAGTTGAAGTTATCGCATGGTTGCGCAGCAACGGGCACCTGGAGACTGAATCATGACAGTCACCCACAACGGTAAGCAGTACACCGCCAAGAAGCTCAACGATAACGAGTGGCAGCTGACGTCGTTATCGGCACCGCGTGAAAAGCTGGTGTTGAACCGCTGGCAGATGCATATCGCTGGCCTCCTGGAACAGGTTGAGGTGAAGGTATGATCAACCATTACGGCACCACCCCGCTCATTCGCCAGTGCGTTACGCCCGGCATGATGGCAATGCATGAAGGCCGCACCTATCGCGTCTCAGCAGTCATTCAGGAGCGTAAATGGGTCTACCTGCACACCGATGCAGAAATCATCCGCCTCAGTGATTGCGTGATTGACGTCCTTCTGGACGGTCACGGCAACCCCATCCAGCACTAACCACCCTATTCAACCGATCGGCCTGGCATTACGCGGGCGGGATCTGCACATCCAAATTTCAGGAGTTCATCCATGAACGCACACCTCACTTACGACCGCATCGAAGATCGGCGCTGGGTTGAGCAACAGCTCACCGACGAGAAGGAGAAGTGGATCGACGGCCGGGCGAAAGAACTGATCGCCATGTTCCCTGCGAAACCTCTGGAAATGAGCAGCTTGTTCCTGCCACAGGAAGCCCAGTTTGCGCTTATCGGAGAAAGGGCCGAAGAGGCATACAACGAATACATTTCGGCCTGCGCATATGCACGCGCCGAAGAAGAATGGCAGCGCCAAGCCCCTTGCCCGTTTTAAGGATGCATGAAATGTCTGAATCTAAAACTCACTACCGAAAAGCTTTTGACTCTCCATACCTGAGCAGCGCCGACATCGTTGAGCCAACGGTGCTGACGATCGCCCGCGCAACGTTAGAAAACGACAAAACAAAAAAATCCAAAGACGTTTTTAATACCGCTTATTTTGAAGAGCGCGAGCTGCGCCCTGGCGAAAAGCTTAAGCCGATGATTCTGAATGCCACGAACAGCAAGATGCTGAAAAGCATTACCGGCTCGCCATTCCTTGAAGATTGGGTTGGCGTAAAGGTCACGGTCTACGTCGATAAAAATGTCCGGTTCGGAAAGGAATCGGTCGAAGGTCTTCGTTTAAGCCCGGCGCGCGTCACGAAACCGGTGCTTTCGCCGGAAAAAACGCAGGCATGGAATAACGCTAAAGCAGCTTTCAAACGCGACGGCAACCTTGATGCAGTGCTGGCGAGAATGGACATTTCTCCAGAGCATCGCCGCCAGCTTGAGCAGGAGTGTTCATCATGATCTGGCACGACGTCGAGCAAAACGGTGAAGAGTGGGACGCCCTTCGCCTTGGTAAGGCCACCGCTTCAAACTTCGGCCTGATCATGGCTAACGATGGAAAGGCTTTTGGCGAACCTGCCAAGCGTTATGCCCTTCAATTGGCTCTTGAGCAGATTAAGGGGTGCAAGTCTGAGTTTGGCTTCTCAAACGAACACATGGAACGCGGGCACGAGCAGGAGCCAATTGCCCGCATGCTCTACGAAGAGATGAATTTCGTCGACGTTGATAATGGCGGGTTCTTTGATCACGAAACATACGGAGACAGCCCCGACGGCCTCGTTGGCCAGGACGGGCTCGTTGAGATTAAGTCGGTCATTGCCGCCACTCACTACTCCACCCTCACCCGCGGCTCCTTCGATCCGGCATACAGATGGCAACTGGTCGGTCACCTTGATTGCTCCGGCAGGGATTGGGTGGACTTCATCAGCTACTGCTCAGACTTCCCGGACGGTAAGCAGCTCATCGTCTATCGCCTTACAGCTGCTGAATGTGAATCAGAAATAGCCCGGCTTCGCGCGCGCAGAAAAGACTTCCTCGAACTTGTTGCGGACACGAAGCGCCGCATTCTGGAGCTCGAATGAAACGCACACCCTTCTACCGTAGGCCCGGGCGAACCGGGCAATTCTCCGGCCTCCGTGAACGCGTTATCTGGATGATTCAGACTCGCGGCCGCCCGGTAACCGGTAGCGAAATCGCTGAGAAGTTTGGCGTAACGCTCATTGAGTTTAACCGGGTGGCCAACGGCATTACCCGCGGCGCCGGACAAATAGCGCAAATTGTCGCGTCGGAAACATGGCTCAACGAGGACGGTATCTGCGACCGGACATTTAGCCTGGCCAGCAAGCCAAAGGTCGTAACGCCGCAAGGCAAATCACGCCTGTTCACCCGGCGCGCCATTGAGCAATCGCAGGAAGGCAGGCGGCAGGAGTGCATTGAACGTGCAGAACGCCGTAGCCGCCTGATTGCTCAGGGCCTCTACATCGACGAAATGGAGTCCATCCTATGACTCACGCTCACGACGACATCATGGTTGGCACACCGTGCCTTCCCTTCATTGGTAACGGCTGGCTAATGCCATGTGGTGAAGTGGTCAGCAATCCATTAAAGGCGCAGCGACTAGCTGAGGAATATCGGGAAAGGCAGGAGGCAGCATGAGCGAAGCACCAATGATTATCGTACCGACAGATATTGGCCAGAAGATTAAAGAAATCGAATCTGCTTACCAGCGTTACGTCGATGAATTCAGGATCCCCGAAGACCACAAAATTATCGTTAACTTTTCTGCCGGTAAAGATTCCACGGCAACCATGGCAATCGCCCACGCTCTGTTCGGCGACAAGGTGCAAGGTGTCATGGCCGATACCGACAACGAACACGAGCTAACAATTGAGTTCGGTAAAACCATTCATGAGCAAATCGGATGCAAACCGATAAGCGTGGTTAAACGAGTTTACTCAGAGGAGCATTTCTCACGTCGGCGCGAAGCCATCAGCTCAACATGGACCAAACGACAGGCAATAAGAATGGGCTCCTACCGAGGGATTATCATGCCTTCCCTGGCAAGGAGTGATACCAAATTTGGCAAGGCATGGCAGCGTACCGCTGAAAAATGGGGTATTGAATTTCAGACACCACTTGAGGCAGCGCTTTCTGTTTTGCATCCAAGCGGAAATTCATTTCTTGATGCCTGTTTACTTCATGGCAAGTTCCCTCAACTACGGGATCGCTTCTGCACTGATGAGTTAAAGATCCAAATAGCATTCGATGCTGTCATGCAACCCATGTTGGATGATGGTGAGGTTATCGTTCAGTGGTCCGGGGTGCGAGCAGATGAGTCGTCGAAGCGTGCTGGGTACGAGCGGTTTTCAACTGATCAGCGAGACCCGGCGTTTCTTTATAACTTCCTGCCAATTCACCAATGGACTGCTTCTGACGTTTTCGCACTTCACAAGCACTTTGGCCTTAATCCAAATCCGCTTTACCTGCAAGGAGCTGCCCGCGTCGGGTGCATGAATTGCGTGCTGTGCAATAAAGAGGAAATAGCTGAGACGGCAGCTCGCTGGCCTGAATACATCGAAAAGCACAGGCAGTGGGAGCTAAAGGTTCGCCTTGTCAGTCGCTGGGTTCACTGGATGAGCGTAGGTGAAATAAGCCAAAGGTGGATGAAGCAGTTCAGCCTTCCTCTGGGGAGGGAAGTGCAACTATATGGACTTACACCTGATGTTGAACGAGTTGAATGGTCTGGCTTCTATGGCCCGCGCGGCGGAATGAACACCCCTGGAGTTGATGAAGTCCTAGAGTGGGCAAAAACAGGGAGAGGAGGAAAGGTGTATGACCTTGTGAAAGCTAGCATGGATACATCTGTTTGCTCGTCCCGTTATGGACTCTGTGAGTGAGGTTTCGTAATGACTGGAAAATACTCCCTTATCTATGCAGATCCTCCCTGGTCTTACGGCAACACCATCAGCAACGGCGCCGCTGCCGATCACTACTCCACCATGAAGCTAATCGACATCAAGCGCCTGCCAGTGTGGGAATTAGCCGCCGAAAACGCGGTGCTGGCGATGTGGTACACCGGCACGCATAACCAGGAGGCGATAGAACTGGCCGAGGCCTGGGGCTTTACCGTTCGCACCATGAAGGGCTTTACCTGGGTGAAGCTGAATCAGAACGCGGAATTGCGCATTAACAAGGCGCTGGCCGAGGGTGAAATCACCGACTTTTACGACTTCCTCGATCTTCTGAACTCCGAGACACGCATGAACGGCGGCAACCACACCCGGGCCAATACCGAAGACCTGTTGATTGCCACCCGCGGCGCTGGGCTGGAACGTAAGCACGCCGGGATTAAGCAGGTGGTCTACAGCCCGCTCGGCGCGCACAGCGAAAAGCCGTGGGAAGTTCGCCACCGGCTGGAACTGCTTTACGGCGATGTGCCGCGCATTGAGCTGTTTAGCCGCAGCGCGGCGCCAGGTTGGGGTGCTTGGGGGAATGAAGTTGATGGCGATGTGAAGCTTGTTCCTGGGAGATATGAAAATGCCGAGTAGAAACTGCCCTGAATTAACTGTCGAAATGGTTAGAGAGCTTCTGGATTATGACCCCACAACAGGGCTGCTGACCTGGAAGACATGTCGCAAAAAAGTGCAGCCAGGTACTGTTGCTGGTTCGGTTTGTGGAAACGGTAGAAAGCTTTACGTCAAAGTTAGGATTGGTCGCCTCTATCGCGCGCATCGCCTCATTTGGCTGATGGTGACAGGTGAATGGCCAAAGTATCACATCGATCATGTTGATAATGACGGTACGAATAACCGATGGTCCAATTTGCGTCTGGCTACGCTAAATCAGAACCAGCACAACCGAGAGTTAAGCAGAGCGAATTTAACGGGATATAAAGGCGTATCTCGGTCTAAAAACTTATCAAAACCATGCCGTGCAAATATCACAATAGGCCGTGAGCGCCGCCACCTTGGATACTACCGTTCGGCTGAAGAGGCTGCTCATGCTTACGATGAATCTGCTCGAGAGCTATTCGGCGCATATGCGCGACTTAACTTTCCGCATGAAAACGAGTTAGCAGCCAGAAAATTTCTGCCAGGCTGCGCCATTGATGTTGTGAAAACGGAGGCCGCATGACGCCAGAAACAGACAACGCCATCCGCGCCGCCTGCCGCCGCTGCACCGAAGAAATCCAGCAAGCCATGCGCAAGAAGCCAAAGCCAAACTGGAACGAAACGGTGCCTCCAATCATCAACAAGCATCACAAGAAAATTGAAGCTCTGGGAGTTAGCCTCCTGGAGTTCGTCGTCAAAACTGGCCGCCTTAATGGACGGTTTGGAGCCGAACAATGAATATGAAAACTGAAAAAATCGTGATGATGGACAGCGATGAAGCGGCCAGCATCCAGACTGTAACTGGTTGGGTAGACCGACAAGGCCGTTTCTGGGGAAAAGACGAACACCAGGCGCGTTGGTGCGGCGCTACTCATCGCAAGTGTAAAAACAAACCTGATGAGCACCCTATTCATAGCACTCATGGCTATTGCGAAGAATGCCACCGCGAAAGCCGACAGGCGAAGTTCGCCACCTTTGAGCGCGCGGTATGGACCGGAGAGCCGCTCGTTATCTTTGATGATGACCAGTACTTTTTCGACGCTGAGTCGCTGGCAGACTATTGCTATGAGCACTCCCTGCTGCCCAGTGAGTTGCAGTTAATGATCTGCGAGCCTAACTATCCGCCTGAGTTCGACTTGGAGCAGCACTGCGAGGAGATCATGCCTGATGGCGATGACTATTACTGTTTGCCGCAAGCTGTGCGCGATGCTGCTGAGGCGCTGAATAAGGCGCTGAAAGAAAGTGCTCCAGTATCGTGGAGTGCCAGCAACCGTGTGGCGATCGTCTCTGACGACATGCTCAACGACGAGCAGAAGGCCGAAATAATGGCGGAGCGCGCCGCATGAACAGAGCCTCCCCCGTTGATTTGAGAAAAAGCCTCGAAATCGCCAACCACCTCGCACACATCGGGATTCTCTTTGTGCCGATTCCTGTGGCGACCGAGGAAGAATTCCAGACGCTGGCCGCCGAGCTATCGCGACGGCTTGAGCAGATGGCGGTCGAAGCCGAGAAGAATGAAGGCGGTGCAGCATGAAGGAACTAATCACCCAGGAGCTTAAGGCTCCTTTTTTATTGCTGGCGTTCACCTTCAACCGAATTAACCGACAGTTCCGGGAGCATTGACCATGGCCGATATCATCGATACCGCAGCAGAGATTGAAGAGCTTCAGCGTAACGCTGCCCTTTCCGCTCACCGCATCGACCGTAACGCCGTATCAGCTGAGCGTTGTGAAGAATGCGACGAACCGATTCCCGAGCCGCGGCGCGCTGCCGTTCTTGGCTGCCAGACCTGCGCGGATTGCCAGAGCGTCATCGAATTGAGGAATAAGCAGAGGGGGATTTGATGGATTACAGCAAGTTGAGTGATAAGGAAGTTAATCGAAAGGTTCAGATAGCTTCAAGACTAATTGGTTCAATGACGGGAAGAGGCGTCCTAATTGTCAGGGATGGAAAGTGGGAATTCTTCGATCCGTGCAATAACCCGGCAGATGCATGGCCGATTATCACCGCAAATAAAATCAGCATTTACGCAATGAGCGAAGCGGACAAAAGAGGCGGTTGGGGGGCCGAGGCTTTTCATCCAAACGATGCATATAGCTTTAACGATAACCCACTTCGTGCCGCAATGATTGTCTTCCTCATGATGCAGGAGCCAGCCAATGTTCAGGATAATACAGCCTAATACCTGGTATGCCGATCCCCACGGCGTGCCCTGCAAAATCCTCCGCGCTACCCACGAAGTCATCCACTACATCCGCAACGGTCGCACGTGCATCGCCAGCATGGGCCGCTTTCAACACGAATTTGAACCGCTGACCAAAGCACAGGCTGAGCGGATCGCCGAAGAAATAGAAACAGCAGAACACCTGAAGAAGCTGCGCGCCCAGCGTGCGGCATGAGGAGAGAGCGTGAAACCTTACGAATCGAAGAAATCGCAGTTCACCAGAAACCTGATCCGGCGGCGCCACGCTGAATGGTCAGAAAAGACCTTCGGCAATGTCGGCCCCATCGGACCTCTGAAGCACCTTTCGAAAGAGGCGCTGGAAGCTGCTGCCGATCCTGCCGACCTAAGTGAATGGGCTGATATGCAGTTCCTGCTTTGGGACGCGCAGCGGCGCGCCGGTATCACCGATGAGCAAATCACCGCGGCGCTGGAAGAAAAGCTGAAGGTGAATATGGCGCGCCAGTGGCCGGAACCGAAAGACGGGGAGCCGCGCCTCCACATCAAACCATGTCGCAACTGATAGCCAGTTATGAGCTGGCTATTGGGTGCGAAAGCACTGCCTCACATCCCTTGATGTTATTGCCGCCTACGGGCGGCTTCTTTTTGCCTGGAGAAAACCATGAGCGACATTATTCAGTTGGTACCGAATAAATGGGTCACAGAGGAACTTTTAACTGCGACAACCGGCATGTCAAAGCACATGATTCAGCATGCCCGCCGGTCTACCTGGATGGAGGGAAAGCATTATCGCCATGTTGCCCCTGATATGGCACCTAAGCAAAACAGCCCAATCATGTATAACCGCGATGAAATAAACCACTGGATCGAGCACCAAAGCCCAGCGAAACGCCGGAGAATATCTGCTTAAATGTCCTTTGGCACATCAAACGAGGAATGATTATGGCAGCATACCCAACAGGCGTAGAGGTTCATGGCGAATCGTTACGCATATGGTTCATATATCAGGGGAAGCGTGTCAGGGAAAATCTCGGCGTTCCTGACACGCCAAAAAACAGGAAAATGGCAGGCGAACTTCGGGCTTCAGTCTGCTTTGCGATAAAGACAGGCACATTCAATTATGCCTCGCAATTCCCTGATTCATCGAACGCAGAGAAATTCAGCACTGTCAGAAAGCAAATCTCACTACTTGAACTGAAATCGAAATGGCTTGGGCTTAAGGAGATGGAGCTTAGCCTCGGGACGTTGAGGCGTTACGATTGCCACCTCACAACCACTATCGAAACAATTGGTGAGCACAGGTATATCGGCAGCCTGAACACTGAAGATATCCTTAGTGCCAGGAAGGAGCTACTGAACGGCTGGCAGAAGACCAGACATGGCCTAAATCATCCACCCAAAAAGGGAAGAAGCGTTCCTACAGTCAATAGCTATATGGCATGCCTTGGCGGGATGCTGAGCTTTGCTTTCAAAAGTGGCTACCTGAAAACCGATCTGATGGCAGGTATTACCCCTCTCGCAAAAGAAAGACCCATTCCAGATCCTCTTACTTCTGATGAGTATCAGAGAGTGGTTGCGGCCTGCCCAACGCTACAGTTTCAGAATATGGTTATCTTTGCGGTAAATACAGGCGTCAGGCATGGCGAACTAAGCGCGTTATCCTGGGAAGATGTGGATACTGTCAACTGGACTGTTACAGTGTCACGGAACTATTCCCTGAAGGGAAACTTCACCCTGCCAAAAACCAACGCCGGGATTCGAACAATACAGCTGACCCAGCCAGCAATTGATGCCCTCAAGGCGCAAATGCCACTGACCAGAATGATGGCATCCCACAAGGTAAGCGTCAGCCTACGGGAATACAAAAAAAAGAGAACCGATGAATGCACCTTTATATTCTCGCCGTCCATTACTTCAATGAACGGTAAGAAGACGATGTGCTACGTCCCCGGATCCATTAATTCAGCCTGGCGCACTGCCCTGCGTCGTGCAGGCGTCCGACAAAGACGGTCTTATGAAACCAGGAACACATATGCGTGCTGGGCACTGGTCGCCGGAGCGAACCCAAATTTCGTTGCGCACCAGATGGGCCATTCGTCAGCGCAAATGCTATTCACGGTTTACGGTAAATGGATGACCGAGAATAACCATGACCAGGTGGGCATTTTGAACGCATCATTTACTCAAAATGCCCCACTGATGCCCCATAGAAAAACCGCATAACCTTAACTACCTGATTTAACATATTAATATCACTTCAATCATGATTCATCTGGATGAGCAAGGTCGGCTCTTTTGCCTTTAGCTTCCTGCCGGTAATGTTCTGTATCGCCATTCCTCTGGGTCTGGCGCGCGAAAATAAAGGCGTGGCGGCGTTTGCGGGCTTCGTTGGCTATGCGGTCATGAACCTTGCGGTTAACTTCTGGCTGACTGCCAAAGGGATCCTGCCCACGACCGACGCGGCGGTACTGAAAGCCAATAACATTCAGAGCGTGATTGGTATTCAGTCCATCGATACCGGGATCCTTGGAGCCGTGATCGCGGGGGTGATTATCTGGATGCTGCACGAGCGCTTCCACAATATTCGCCTGCCCGATGCGCTGGCCTTCTTCGGCGGGACCCGCTTTGTGCCAATCATTACGCTGGTTGTGATGGGTCTGTTTGGTCTGATCATCCCTCTGATTTGGCCGATTTTTGCCATGGGGATCACCGGTATCGGCCGCATTATCAATGGCGCGGGTGATTTCGGCCCGATGATTTTCGGTACGGGTGAACGTCTGCTGCTGCCATTTGGTTTACAGCATATCCTGGTTGCCCTGATCCGCTTTACCGAAGCCGGCGGTACCATGGACGTTTGCGGTCATTCCGTTAGCGGTGCGCTGACCATCTTCCAGGCCCAGCTGAGCTGCCCGACCACTCACGGCTTCTCTGAAAGTGCGACGCGTTTCCTCTCTCAGGGTAAAATGCCTGCCTTCCTCGGCGGCCTGCCGGGCGCAGCGCTGGCGATGTACCACTGTGCCCGTCCGGAAAATCGTCATAAAATTAAAGGTCTGCTGATCTCCGGCGTTATTGCCTGCGTGGTGGGCGGTACGACAGAACCTATCGAGTTCCTGTTCCTGTTCGTAGCGCCGGTACTGTACCTCATCCACGCCGTACTGACGGGCCTGGGCTTTACCGTGATGGCTGTGCTCGGTGTGACCATCGGTAACACCGACGGTAACGTGATTGACTTCGTGGTCTTCGGTATCCTGCACGGTCTGTCCACCAAATGGTATCTGGTGCCGGTTGTGGCCGCCATCTGGTTCGCGGTTTACTACGGGATCTTCCGCTTCGCCATCACCCGCTTTAACCTGAAAACGCCTGGCCGCGATACCGATACGGCCACCAGCGTTGAACAGGCGGTAGCCGGCACCATTGGGAAATCCGGATATAACACGCCGGCTATTCTGGCGGCGCTGGGCGGTGCGGATAACATTACCTCTCTGGATAACTGCATCACCCGCCTGCGTTTGTCGGTGGCGGACATGTCCAAAGTGGATACCAACGCACTTAAAGCTAACCGGGCTATCGGCGTGGTACAGTTAAATCAACACAATTTGCAGGTCGTCATTGGCCCGCAGGTACAGTCAGTGAAGGATGAGCTGGCAACCCTGATGCGAACCGTCGAAGCCTGA